TACGCGTCTCGTGGGCTCGGAGATGTGTATAAGAGACAGCATATATATTAAATAAAGTATCTTCAGTTAAATCAATATCTTTAAAATCAATACCATTTAATAAAAAAGATTTAATGTCATCTATACTATTTATTTGTTTACTATTATTTATAAGATTTATAAAATTAATTAAATAATTAATAACAAATGGACCTAAAGTTACATCTGTAACTATTTTATTATTACAAGTTTCTTTATGAGAATTAGAACAGCGATATCTTGATGGACGAAATCCATCTTTTCTAGGTCTATCTTTAGCACCATACATATTACCACCACATACATTACATCTTAATAATCCTCTGAAAATATGAATTTGATTATATCTTATATTTTTACTGTGATTAGTTCGAGCATTTTCATCCATAATATCATTACATTTTTGCCATTGCTTTTTAGAAATTATGGCCTGATGATTATTTTCTTTTATAATCCATTCACTGGAATCTTTTAATTTACCTCTTGCAGATTCACGATAATTATATCTATATGTTCCCATATAGAAAGGATTTCTTATAACATCACAGATAGTTTTAGTAGTCCAATTACCTCCACGTTTAGTTTTAATATTATTTTCCACTAAATAATCAAGAACTCTATTAGCAGATTGTTCTTTTTCGTATATATAATAAATAGACTTTATTATTTCTGATTCTGCATTATCTATTAATGGAAAAGCAGAAGAAGCATCCCAATAATACCCTAGAGGAACATTAGCACCATTCCAACGACCTTCTTGAGCACGATTAATCATAATAGCAGATACTCTTTCAGATGTTAAGTTTCTTTCAAGTTCTGCAAAAACAAGAATTATCTTTAGCATTGCTTCACCCATTGCAGAAGAAGTATCAAATTGCTCATTTTTAGATATAAATGTGCAATTGTATTGTTTTAACTCGTTATACATGCTACAAAAATCTAATAAATTTCTAGAAATTCTATCTATTTTCCATACAAGTAAATGGGTAAATTCATTTTTTCTTATTCTTTCAAACATATTTTTAAAATCTGGTCGTTCTGTATTTTTCCCAGAATATCCAGGATCTTTAAAAACAACATAATTATTACTACCTAATACACATTCACAATAATTTTTTAAATCTTGTTCTTGGAAAGGTAAAGATTCTTTATCTATTTGATGATGAGTTGAAACTCTACAGTAAATTGCTATTTTCATAAGAAAATCCTCCTAATTAATTTTTTTTGAATGATATTTCAACATGATACCCTAATGCATTTGCAATTTCTTGTATATCATTTAATTTCAAATTATTTCTTTTTAGTTTAGCAGTTAAATTTTGACTACTTGTATTAAGTAAGTTTGCCAATTTAGAAACATTTAAATTTTCATCTATTAAAATTTTTTTTATTTCTTTTTCTATATTTATCAAATTAATCACCTCTTAATAATAGTTTGTACATTTAGTAAGATAATAAACATGAAAATTTAAAATTTCAATAAAAAAATTTAAATTAGGAATTATTTTGTTTAATTTTTTAAAATGAGTTTTAAAATAGATAAGAAATAAAAAAAATTTTGTAAAATATAATGTGAAAGGTAAATACAAAAAATAATAATATATTGTCGTAAAAAGTGCATAAATTTTATAAAAAGACTTATAAAAAGGTAAAATAGGTAAAAATGTCTTTTGCTGATGAAAACGTATTAAAATAAAAATTAAAACAGAATGTCTTTGATTGAAAAATGTAAATAATTAGATTATAATAGTGTTAATTAAAAAACATCTGTTCGACAAAGGGGGGATTAAACTGTGAACGATGATAAATATATAGAAGCTATTGTAAGAATGTTAAAAAACATAAAAGACAGTAATAAATTAAAGAGAATTTATAAATTAACATTGTATTTATATAAAAAAAAATAATCCAGCTTAGCTGGATTATTTTAATTATCGGATGATTTTATTTCTAAAAATTTATCTATTATTTTTTCAAGAGTTTTCAATTCATTTTCATCTAACTTTGCAAAAGTTTTAAAAAGATTTTTATGAAATTCATTTTCACCACACATTATATTATCTATAAGCATTTGATAATCTTCATTATCATCTTGAATAAACATATCTCCATTACCAGATGTAAGCCAAATATAATCTACATTAAATTGATTACAAATTAATTTAATATTTCTTTCAGTTATTGAAGTTCTACCTGTTTCTAAATCACTTATACTTGCAGGTTTTAATCCTATTTTTTGGCCAAACTCAGCCTGAGACAGTTTCAAGTGTTTTCTAAGCTTTCTAATTCTTTCTCCCATATTCAAAATAAACACCTCCTATTACCATAATAAGGGTAACCCAAAAAAAAATCAACAAAAAAACAAAAAAAGGTTGAAAAAAATGGATAACCCATATATAATTATAAATAAATAAGGGTAACCCAAGCGAAAGAGGTGAGAAAATGAAAAATAAAAAGCGTGAATTAATAACAAATATAGCTGAAAAATTTGTAAATTTATCAGAAAATGAAAAATCTTTTATTGCAGGTTATATGGCAGGTAAGCAAGACCTACTTTTTGAAATAAAAGAAAAAGAAGAGTCAAACAAAAAAAATAAGGCGAATTAATTCTCGCCTTATAGAGGGGGACTTTTATATGACAAAGGAATCTAAAAGATTTGGGGATATGTGGAGATATCTGAATGAAATAGGGATATATACTACAGAACAACTCAAGAAGGAAATTAATAGTAAACCAACTAAGAAACAGGAAAAATTACATACATATATAAATACAGATGTAAAATTTGAAACATTTAGGGATATATTACCAACATTAAACTATTATAAGGCATTTCAAGAACAGGTAGAACATATTACAAATGAAGAATTGAACAAAAAAATAAAAATAGCATTAAAAAAAGTAGAAGAATGTGAAAAAAAATTAAAAAAAGAGGAAGAAAAACAATTTAGTGTAGATAGAGTGAAAAATTGTAAATTTAATCTCTGTCGTGCAAAGTTTGAATTAAATTTATTAAAACAAAAGTTAAATAATCAAGGGGGAAAAGAATATGAAACACCTAGAAGATTTGACAGTTAAAGAATTAAGACAAGCAGCAAAAGAACTAAATGTAAAAGGAAGAAGCAAAATGAATAAGGCAGAATTAATTGAAGCCTTAAAGACAAGAGAACCAAAGAAAGAAAAAACAGAAGAAAAGACTAATCAAGAAGCTAATCAAAACACAGATCATAAAGTAGTAAGAAAAATAGTACAAAATAAAAATACAGATTCTAAAGGACTAATCAGAATATGGCACGATGTAGTGAGAACATTACCACCAGGAACACCAGTAACAGTTAAGATGTTTTCAGATGAAGATGTAATAAAAACATTTACTGGAAGACTTAAAGAAGGCAATAGAAAAAGGGATGATGGATTACCAGATGTTTTTATAAAGATACATGCTAAAAAACCTTTCAATATACAACTTTACGATAACATTCAAGTATTTATGACAGAAAAAGATTATCAGAAAGCACGATACGGCGAGTAATTTTTATACTCTAAAATAAATTATGAGTAGTAAAGAGAAGGGGGAAAGATAAAAAATGGTAGTTTATTTCAAAGATGAGGAAACAATGGTTATAGAAACAGAAGGCAACAAAGTAGAAATCAAAATAAAAGATAAAAATCAAGATAAAAACTTGAAATTAGAGTTTGAAAAATAGCTAGAAAAGTTAAAGTAAAATCAAGTCGAGAGTACACTAAATGCGGTGTTTACCGACTTGATAATACTATTAACTTTAGAACATATAATAAATAATTTTAATTTATATTATTTATGATTTGGGGGAAGTAAAAATGTCATATATACAAAAGACAATAATATCAGGGAAAGTAGTAGAAGTTATAAAACAGTATGACAGAAAACACTTCCCTAAAGGTAAACATACTAAGTTTAAGAAAAGTGATATTAGAGGACCGAAAGAAAATAAAACTACTGAACAACAAGAAAAAGTGAATTATAGACAAAAAGAATTAAAACTTACTAGACTATTAAATTGTAACTTTCAAGGTGGAGATTATCATATAGTTTTTTCTTATAAAGAAGATCTTAGACCAAATAGCATAGAAGAGTTAAAAGATGATAAAAAGAAGTTGCTAAGAAAAGTAAGAATTGAATATAAAAAACAAGGAAAAGAACTTAAATATATAGCAGTAGCGGAAGTAGGAAAAAGAAAAGCATTACATTTCCATTTTGTTGTTAATCAAATTGATACGAGTATATTCCAAAAATGTTGGACAAAAGGATTTATAAAAATAAGTCTATTAGATAATTCAGGACAATATAAAGATTTAGCATCTTATCTGCTTAAGTATACGAAAACAAATAAAGAAGAAGCTAAGCAACTTAATGGTGCTGCATGGAATAGCAGTAAGAATTTAAACAAGCCAGTTGTAAAAGTAAAAGTAATAACAAGAAGTCAATTTTTTAAAGAAGAAGTAACACAATCAAAAGAATATAAAGAGTATTACTTAGAAAAAGATAGTGTTTATACAGGCTTTAATGAGTTTACTGGTTATAAATTTTTTAAATACACACTAATTAGATTGAATTGATAGGGGGAATTGATTTGAGTAAATATAGTAAAACGTATTATCTAAGAGAAAAAACAGAAGATTCCGAACAAATGCAAATTATAAATTACTGTAATAGTATGAGCGCATATATACCAGAATATGAAATGATTTATCATATACCGAATGAAGGTAAAAGAAAAAATGGGGCTAAACTAAAAAGAATTGGATTAAGAAAAGGTGTGCCAGATTTGTGTATGCCAGTACCTCGAATGGGATTTCATGGCCTATACATAGAACTTAAAAAAGATAGTACTAAAAAGGCAAGTAAAGAGCAACAGGAATGGCTATTTAAGTTAGAACAGCAAGGATATGCAACATCACTTTGTTATGGAGCTAATGAAGCAATTAATCTTATAACTGCTTATATGGATTCTGATTATGAGACATTCAAAGATAATTATAGAAATGCGAAAGGTGAAAAAAGATACTAATAGGGGGAATAAACAATGATAATAGATAAATTCATTGTACATATGCTGGATATAAATTTAGACAAACCGATGTTAGCTGACTTTATAGGAAAAGATTATTCAGATGTAGATAAGTTTTTAAAGAAGCTTATAACAAAATGCCAAAAACATGATGAAACAATGAGGGCAAAATGGAAATATGCTGAAGAGTTTATACAAGATTGTTGTAAAAATATTTTTGAAGATGAAAATAATTTTACAAATGCGAGTAAACAAATAGCAGCACATTATTATGACTTAATGAAGAATAACAATATATTAGAACCTGTAACACTTGTTATATGTCAATATACAGTAAATGCAACTCAAAATATAGCAATTATGAGATTAGAAAATAAAAAAACATATAGTACAACAGTAGATCTTATAGAAGATAAATTTAATATAAATATAATTGAAAATAAGAAAACCATTTCAACTGCATTAAAACAATGTGCATTAATACATGAGGATAATTTAATGCCACTATATGACTTAGTAATATTAGATAAAGAATCAAGTGAAGAATCAATATTTAAGGACTTTCTAAAGGCTGAAATAATAAGAGATGATACATATAAAACTAGAGTATTTATAGATATAGCACAAATGTATATTGATGTAGGATTTGAAAAGATGGATAAAAAAGAAGCTGCTATAAGAACATTAGAGTGTATGCTTGATACAACAAGTAACATGGATATAAATAAATTTATAGATTTAAGCGGTATAGATAGAGCTATAAAAGTGACATTAGAAAAATACGATATCTATGACAGTTTTAATATAGATAAAAATGTAGTAGAAAAAGAGTTTAAAGTAAGATCAATAAAAACGGATACTGGATTTGTTATAAAAAATAAATTTAATGCATTTAGGGATAGTAGTAAATACAGAATTGTAAATAATCCAGATGGAACAACGGATTTATTGATAAAAAATATTCAGTATTTTAAGGAGGGGTAGATATGAGTGGATTAACACCAGTAAATTTTAATAATGAAATAGTAATAACAACTAAAACATTAGCAGAAGTTTATGAATGTGAAGTGAGTAATATAAAACAAAATTTTCACTATGCTAAAGATAAGTTTAAAGAAGGTAAACATTATTATGAACTAAAGGGGGACGAGTTAAAGGACTTTAAAATGTTGGTAGAAAATTCTAACCAACCTCTATATAGAGAAATTAAATTTGCACCTAAATTATATCTATGGACTAAGCGAGGTGCATCAAGACATTGTAAAATGTTAGGAACAGATAAAGCATGGGATATGTTTGATTCATTAGAAGAAAATTATTTTAATCCTAAAGTAGCACAATTAACAGAAGAGGACCAAGCAATATTAAGTATAGTAAATTCATCTACTAAAGCTGAAACAGCCTTAGCTATTAAGAATTATAAAGAAATAGTAGAAAAACCATTACAAGATACAATTGAAAAGCAATCGGATACGATAAATGAATTGTTACCTGCTGCAAATTATACTAAAAAAGTTTTAGAAGATAATAATACATTGCTTACTATAACACAAATAGCAAAAGACTTTGGAATGAGTGGACATGCTTTAAATGATTTATTACATGATTTAGGAGTCCAATATAAACAAAATGGTCAATGGCTTTTATATAGTAAATATCAAGGTAAAGGGTATGCAAGAACTGTTCAATCAGAGGTTAAAAATGCAAAACCACAAACAAAGTGGACTCAAAAGGGGAAAAAGTTTATACATGATATTTTAAGAAAAAATGGAATAAAAACTGTTTGGGAGCAACAACAAGAAGTATTGCAAGTTGAGCAACAATCATTTAATTTAAATTAAAAATATGGAGGGATAAGATTATGAATTACAAAATAAACACACTTATTGGAGATATAAAGATAGAAAAAACAAGTTCACTAATAGCAACAGTTGGAGATATAAGAGCAGAAAAAGAAGCTGATGCACATTGGGTAAATATATTTATAAATGACAATTCAGATATAGGATACTCATTTATAGATCAAATTGAGTTATCTGAAAAAGATGATATAGAAACAAAAGAAGAATTAGTAGTTTTTATTATGAACTGGTATTTTAAGAACGTTCAAGTTGTAACAGAAAAACAAAATGAAATAAATATACAAAAAGCAAAAGAGTATAGAGAAGATTTAGAATATAAAAAAGCAGTAGAGGATTTAGCAAAATATACAGAAGAACAATTATTCGAGGAATTAGAAAAAAGAGGACTATGTAAAACAGAGATCTTAGAAGATAAAGCATCTAACGATTATTTAATTTTGGAAGAAATTAAAGCATCATTAGATAGACACCTAAAAACAAAAATAAAGAATATAGGTAACAGAGAAAGAGAAAATGAAATAGTTTTAGATAAAATAAACAGACTCCTTAGTATTTATGAAAATCTAAAACAAAATGAACATGAAAAAATTAATTAAGTACATAAGTTTCAATCTTAAAAGACCTTCTAATTTAGATATTTACAAGATTAGAAGGTCATAAAAGGGGGAGTAAAGATGTATGAAGCTGTAAAAGAAATTACAAATGATTTAATTAAAAAGAAATACATAAAAAGCGAAAAAGATATAGCTTTACATGTAGATTCAAAACTAGATCAGTATTGTTTTAGATTTAGCAATCCAATACAAAGAGAAAACTTAAAACAAAGCATAATAGAAAATGCATTGAAAGGCCGTTTGGAGGTGAAAAAGCCTAAGGTTGTTAGAAATAGAAAAAAATCAAGAAGAGAAGGAAGAAGTTTTATAGTAGTTGACTTTTGTAAAAAAGGTAAAATTCATTCTTATAATTCTTTAGCAGAAGGGTGCAAAGAATTAAAACTGGACCCAAGTAGAATAGGTGACTTTTTAAGAGGAGAGGATTACTACTATTTACCTAGAAAAAGAAAATGGATTATCAATACAGACATGGAGGAAAATGAAGTGATAATAGAACACTTAGAAGAAATAGTGAAAAATGCACGAGAGTTATATGAAGTAGAAAATAAATGTGAATATACAGGAAAAATGAATATGAGAGAAGTTATTGATATGGCTATAAAAATACAAGAAGAAAAACTAAAAAATGAATATAGATTTTAAGGAGAAGTAGGAATGATTAAATATATATGTGATTGTTGTGGAAAAGAAATAAAAAAAGGTGAGATTAAACAAATAAAAGTACATGATAATTATACCAATAGAGTAGAAAAGGAAGGAATACATTGGTGTAAAGATTGTGTATCTAATAATGGAAAACCTGGATTTAATTTTCCTATTTTAGATACATCAGAAATAGAATTCGAAATAGAACTAGAAAAATTAAAAGAAGAAACAGAAGAATTATTAGGAGCTGTAATTAAATATAAAACAAATGAATTTGAACTGATAGATAATGTAATAGAAGAAGGCTACGATGTGATACAAGTAGTTGTAAATATTATAGACAGATTAGGATTAATTGATTATATGCAAGAAGGCTTAGAACGACATATAGAGAAGCTAAAAGGCAGGGGATGGAAGTTTAAAAATGAGTAAATATAAATATACTGTTTATAGCACTATATTATATATAGAAAAATATAAAGAAGTGTGGATATGGGACGAGATAAAAGATAAACGAGTACAAAAAATAAAAGTAGAAAGTAAAGATGAAGCAGAAAAGATTATGAATGATTGGCTAGAAAAAGCGCCTAAAAATTGTATTTGTGAAAAAGTTTAGGAGGCAACAAAATGAAATTAATTTTATTTTTAGGAATTTCCATAGTATTTAGCATCGGTTTTGTAGCAGGAGCAACATGGAATTACATACATACTACAAATAAACAAATAGAACGTATAGACAGATATCTAGAAGAAGAAACTAGAAAATTTAAAGAAAGAAGAGAGGGGAATAAATAATGAACAGTGTAGTATTGGTGGGGAGATTAACAAAGGATCCAGAACTAAGATATATATCAGGGACAGGAACTGCAGTTGCAAATTTTACTATAGCAATAAATAGAGATTATAAGAAAAAAGATGGTACACAAGAAACAGATTTCATACCTGTACAAATAATGGGAAAAGCAGCTGAATTTTGTGCGAATTACATTACAAAAGGTAGATTAGTTGCGATACAAGGAAGTATAAGAGTAGATAGATATGAAACTCAAACAGGGGAAAATAGAACATTTACAAAAGTAAGTTCGAGAAATATAAAACCTTTGGACTATGTAAAAAATGACAATAGCAATTCAAATGTAGATACAAGTCCAAGTTTTGAACCGGCAGAAGGATTAGATCCAAATGGATTTACAGCCATAGATGATGAAGAGATACCCTTTTAATTTTGACAGTACCGAGATAATGACATTTAGAGATAAACAAAATAATATAAAGCATTTAGTAGGTAAAGAAGAATACTACAGTAGTAAAGAAGGATTCTATAATTACTTAGTAGGAAACAATATTCAATGCAATTTGGAACAAATAGAGGAAAAATATATAAGATATTATCCTATATTACCAAAGAAAGCAGAAGAAGCTTATAAAATAGCAGAGGGTGAAGGATACACCTTCTGCAAACCTACTAGAGGAGCATTTTTAGTATATGTACTGAAATTAGATAAATAAAGGGGTGAATTAAACGAGATGAATATAACAGAGAGAAATGAATTAATAGAAGATAATTTAAATCTAGTCTATTTTATGATCGAAAAACACTTTGCAACTTATATAGATAGAGATGAACTGATAGGCATAGGATATGAAGGAATTATAAAAGCTGCAGATAAGTTTGATAAAAGTAAAAATATAAAGTTTTGTACTTTTGCTTGTAAATGTATTCACAATGAGATTACTAAATATTTAAATGCATTAAATTACCATTGTAGAAAAGCAAATATGGTAGCTTGTTCAATTGATAATAAAATAGAAGATTGCATAGGAGAAGATTTAACTTTTAAAGAAGTTTTTAATATTAATGAAGACTATTCTATAGTTGTTGCAGAAGAAATATTAAATAGAGCTAATTCTTTAGTTGCAAATGGTAGATTTATTTTAGAAAAAAGAATTGCTGGATATACATTTAGAGAGATAGGCCAAATGTTGAATATAACAGGCCAAGCTGTGATGAAAAGGTTATCTATAATAAGACAGTATTTAAATTTAAAAGAGGCGGACAATGAAAACATTAACTAAATTTGAAAAAGAAGAAATAAAGCAAGTTGATTATGAACAACTTAGTTTCTTTTAGAGGTGAGAAAATGGATATTATACCTGAATTTGCAAAACAAGGATTTTTAGAAGAATATAAATGTGTTTATAGTGGATTCGAGAAAGACCTAGATAAGATTGTAGAAAAAGATAAAAAAATAGATTTCTTTAAAAAAGAATTTTATGGTTCACATTTTGGTTGTTTTAATTCTCAAAAAAATCCAAATTGTTTTTTAGGATTAGAATCTGATGTTAGAGGACTTAAAATTACCTGGAGAGATAATAGTGGGGAAAAACAAGAAAAGCTAATTAATTATAAAGTTTTGATTGATTGGATAGAAGAAGAAAAAATGAAACAAGAAATAAAACAAGTTGAATATAAGCTTGAATATAAGCAATTAAGTTTTTTCTAGGGGGTAATAACATGAACAAAAGAATAAAGATAAAAAAGGGCATCTGGCATAAAGAATGTGATTGTAGATGTAATAACTTTAGAAGAATTTTAAGAGGAAGTGCATTATCAGTTTTTGGTTGTAAGAACTGTAATCTAGGAATAGAGAAGGTAAGAAACGTAATAATGACGATGTTAGATGAAGATGAAGAAATACAAGAGTATACATATAGAGAAGAAGCTATAAAGACAATGTATAAAGAGAGAGTTGTAAAGCCAATTATTAATGCTATGAAAAATCATAATTATAGAAACATAATATTACCAATATGTGTACCAGGAGTAAAAATAAAAGATATAGATGCTGAATTTATAAAAAGACAAATTGAAGCTAAAGGATTAGAGATAATTAAATTTGAGTTATTTCCAATAGAATATAGATACACATATAACATGGTTATAGAAATAAAAAGAAAAGATGTTACTATATATGATCATCATAAGCAAAATAATATAATTTATTTGATAGGAGAAAAATAAAAAATGAGAGAGATTAAATTCAGAGGATATGACAAATTCGATAAAAGATGGGTTTACGGTTATGGATTACATCAATCAATTTTTATAGATGGTTCATCTAATGCATACGTAACAGCTGGTATTAGAGAAGTATTTATTGTAGATAAGGAAAGTGCCGGACAATATACAGGTTGTAAAGATGCTAACGGCAAAGAAATATATGAAGGAGATATAGTGGAAATAGTTGATGGTCCAACTTTACATCCAGATAATTGTTATATAGGAACTAAATTTAAAGTGTTCTACAATCAAGAAAGTTGTAGTTTTATGATGCAAGATATATATGATGAAGATAATACACAATATTTTGATTTGGATTTAGGCGGGATACCTCCAAAATATTTAGAAGTAATAGGAAATATATACGAAAATAAAAACTTATTGGAGGAATATTAAATGGAAGAAGTAAAGCAAGCATTACTAACAATAAAAAAAGAATGCAGTAGCAATGAAGATTGTGAAGGTTGCTCAATATCTAAGGTATTAGGATATAGTTGCCAAGAGGTAGCTATTCCAGAAGAATGGGAAATAAAAGGGGAAAAAGATGAATAGAGTAATAGCAGATGCAATAATTATAGTGGTTATTGGTGCATGGATAGTGAGCAAATTATGCAATACTATGGTTAGTAGATAGAAAAAATAATAAATAAAATATAATTAATTTGGGGGAAATATTATGACAGAAAAGAATGGTAAAGGGGATAAACAGTTTAAAAAAGCCGAACGAAAACTATATGACTATACAGGACTAAAAGCTGATGTAGAGTGCCTGGAATATGAGTTAGTAATATTAAAAGAAGAATACAATGGTTGTAAAGCTATTACATATACATCAGAAACAACAGGTGTAACAAATAACATAACAGATACAGTATATGAAGAATTAATAAGAAAAGAAAAAGACATACTGGATAAAACTAAAAAGATTAATAAGAAGAAGATACAAATAAAAAGAGTAGAAGCTGCAATTAGTTTATTAGATGAGACAGAAAAGAAAATTGTAGAAGCTAGATATTTTAGCAACGATAGAAGGAAAAACAACTGGAATCATATAGCTAAATTAACTGGTTACTGCGATAGACAATGTGTAAATATAAGAGATAATTTAATAGAAAAAATAAAGAATAGATTATAGGGGAATGAAAAAATTCAGAAGGATTTCAGAATTATTTCAGAAATATTTCAGAAAACATATGTTACACTTATATTGTAGATAAATATTCAAATACCCCAAGAATCATGAATGATGTTTTAAAAAGGCTGATGTACTTCGATTGATATACATCAGCCTTTTTATGTTCATTTAAAGGAGTGAAAGAAATGGGTAAATATATAGATATAAATAAAGTATTAGAAGCAACTATAGAAGTACCTCAAAAATATTGGGAAGTGGAAGAACTCATGAGAGAGAAACCAAATTTTGATAAGTCTGTAGGATCTAAGAAAATATATGAAAGAAAAGAATATGCTATATATAAAGTAAAGCATGGATATATAGTACATAATACTAAGAAAAACTTTGAGGAAGGACATACACATATACACAACTATAACAAAGCTAAAAGTATAATAGATTTAGCTGTAAGAAAGAAGACACCTAACACACCAAGACAATGGGAGATAGAATGTTTATTAAGAATAGTTAAAGATGAAAAATATAAAAAAAAATTAAGAAGCTTATTATTAGAATTAAAATAAATGTTGCGAATATTAATATAAGCAGATACTCTTTAATTAAGATTAATAACTAAAGGAGTGAGTTTATGGGAAATATAAAAAGATTATTAGTAGTATTATTAGTATGTATGATATCTATTGGATGTGTTGCTTGTAGTGGAACAACATCAGAAGACAGCAAGGTTAACCTAGAAGATATGACAGGTTCAGAGAAAGTTGATTACTTTATAACAAAAGGAAGAAATGATTATGAAGCTGTAAAGAATGATGATAAGTTAACTGACTTAGGGGTACAATATATAAAAGATATTGGTGAATATGTAGATAACAAGAGCCAGTTTGATAGTAATGACAACATGGAAGATATAATGACAAAAGGTAGCTTTCTAGAACAGTATGGAAAAGATAAAATGGAAATGTTTAAAACATCAGGACAAGAAGATAGTAACGGATATAAAACGGCTAAAGAAGTTAACTCTTTAGGAATGAATGCAGTGCAAATGGTTAAGTATGTTTATAGAGAAGCTGAAACAAAAGAAGATGACTCTACAAAAGCAAATATAAAACAAGTAAAAGAGAGTCTAGAACAATTACAATAATATATGATATATAAAGGATCTTATTATAATTAATGAGGTCCTTTATTATTTAGAAGGAAAGATAATGAATAAGAAATTGGAAAATAAGATTAATAAAGAACTTATAATACCTAAAATAGAGTTTCAAAAACAAAATAAGGAGATAACTAAGTGGATAGAAAAGTTAGTTCAAGAAAACAAGATTATATTATTCTATCACAGTGCCAAATGGAAAAAAATGAGGAATGTGGTACTTCATGCTTATCATAACGAATGTGTATTATGTAAGTTAGATGGGAAAATAACAACACATGATAATAGATTAAAGAATGGAGATTACAGAGGATTGCAAATACATCATATGAAGGAAATAGAATTAAATCCAGAGCATGGGCTTGAACCAATCATTACAGATTTAATTACAGGGAAGAAGATAGTTAATCTAATTCCCTTATGTAATTATCATCATAATATGATACACGGAAAAGAAAATAATATATTGAAAGTAAAAGAACAGTTAAATAAAGAACGATGGTAAAATAAATTAGTTTATGAGACATGGGGGAATTAACATGAATAAATTAGAAAGGGACTTTATAGAAAAGTTTGATTCTATTCATGGAGATAAATGGGAATATGTAAGTGGATACATAAATAATAAGAGTAATATATTGATTAAGTGTAAAGACTGTAGAGAAATAAGAAGCGTTTCTGCGGATAGAAGCAAAAGAAAAGATGCTAATATACTTTGTAAAAAATGCAATGAAAATAATTTTAAAAAGTCATTTGATAACAAATACATAAATGTATATGAATATATAAGAAGAGAGCACAAAGTAAATGATTTTAATAAGGATACACATATTGTTAAATGTTTAAAATGTGGAAAAATTAATAAATGGAAAGGTTCTACATTATATAATGAAAAGTTTAGTTGTAATCATTTAACAGAAAAACAAATACAACAAAGAAGATTAGAGAATGAAATAAATAACACTATACTTGAATTAAGAAAAGAAATAAAAGATATAGAGAATAGGAATGATTTATTTAAAAAAGAATTAAATAAAATAAAAGAATGTGTATATTGTGGAATCGTATTCTATGCTAAAGATTATAATTGGTATTGCAGTGATATATGTAAAGCTATTATGAAGAAAGAAAAACAAAAGATACATAAAAGACTAAGAGAAGCTAAAGCTAAAGAAAATGGGAAGATAGAGTGGAACATATCATTAGAAAAGTTAACACAAAGGGATAAAGGAGTATGTAAGATATGCGGAAGAGAAGTAGATATCAATGACTATTATTATAGTGATGAAGGGTATTTTATAGCTGGTAATAATTATCCAAGTATTGATCATATAATTCCATTAGCTAAAGGTGGAACTCATACATGGAATAATGTTCAGTTAGCTCACAGATATTGTAATAGCATTAAGAGCGACAATATAATAGAACAAGAAGAAAAACAAAAGCTGGTTTTAGAATTTTAATACTTCTATGCAAAATTGATTGTATGGAAGTATTTTTATTTTAAATTATTTAAATCTAATAAAATACCCCCCTAGGGATATATAGGGGGTAAAATTTTTGGGGGACTAATCAAGGCGAGGGGGAGTAGACAAACGAAAAAAAACTCCCTAAATGAAAATTTGAATTAAAATAAGGAGGTGAGAATATGGTGAGGCCGAGAGAACCAATAAAGTTGATTCAAGTTAAAGGTAAAAAACATCTTACAAAAGACGAAATTGAAAAAAGAACAAATGAAGAATTAGATGTAAATTTGAAAAACATAAAACCACCAACTTATTTAACAGCTGCAGAAAAAAAGACATTTGAACAAATATCAGAAAAACTTTTATCAGTAGGAATAATGACCGAATTAGATGAAGATTGTTTAGCACGATATATAATAGCAAGGAGATTATATATTGAATATACAAAGACATTAACAACTATGATAAAAAAACATAAAAAAGAAGAAGAGGAAATTGATATTGATGATATAAATAAAATGCAAAATATGCAAGACAAAGTATTTAAACAATGTCAAAGTAGTGCCAGAGACTTAGGATTAACTATAAGCAGTAGATGCAAGTTGATAGTACCTAAGTTAGAAGAAGATGATGACGATGAATTATAACAAACATATACAAGAATATTTAGATATTGTAGATAATGATATAATTCCTGTTTGTAAAGAACAAAAGTTGTTATCGAAATTCATAAAAAATATATTTGAGACAGAAAATCTTATTATAGATGATGAAAAAGTAGAAAAATATTTTTCATATCAGAAATATTTCCCTTTTGATTTATTTCCATGGGAACGATTTTGCTTTGTATTACATAATTGTGTATTTAAAGAAAATGGGTTGCCAAGATTTGCAGATTTATTTATTTTAGTTGGCCGTGGCTCAGGTAAAAATGCTTATTTAGCATATGAGGATTTTTGTCTAGTTACTCAAACAAATGGGATAAAGAATTATGACATAGATATATCAGCAAATAGTGAGGACCAAGCAAAAACTACTTTTATGGATATTTATAATATATTAGAAGATCCTAAGCTAACAAAAAAAATGAAGAAAAATTTTTACTGGAATAAAGAAGAAATTATAAATCTTAAGACTAAAAGTAAAATTAAATTCAGGACTAATAATCCAAAAGGAAAAGATGGATTAAGAAGTGGTAAAGTTGACTTTGATGAGATACATGCTTATCAAAATTGGGAAAATATAAATGTATTTACTACAGGACTAGGGAAAAAAGACCATCCAAGACGAACATATATAACAACTAACGGAGATGTAAGAGATGGGCCATTAGATAATTTATTAGAAAAAGCAATGTTAATCTTAAATGGAGAGGTTGAAGATAATGGATTTTTACCTTTTATTTGTAGATTAGATGATGAAGAAGAGGTCCATGATTCTAATAATTGGGCAAAGGCTAATCCTAGTTTACCTTATAGACCTTCTCTTATGGAACAAATGAAGAAAGAATATGAAGATTATAAGATAAATCCTTATGTAAATAGTGCATTTATGACTAAAAGAATGAATATCCCAAAAGGAAGTAAAGACATAGAAGTTACTACATGGGAAAATATATTAGCAACAAATAAAGAAATACCTAACTTAGACTTAGAAGGTGCAAGCTGCACTATAGGAATAGATTACACAAAAGTTAATGACATGATGAGTGCAGGATTACTTTTTTTAAAAGGTGGAGTATACTATTGGATAACTCATAGCTGGTTTTGCACTAATTCTAGAGACAAAGATAGGATAAAAGCACCTTTAGAACAATGGGCAAGTCAAGGGCTATTAACAATCATAGATGATATTGAAATTAACCCGGATATGGCTACAGAATGGATACAAGAGCAATTAATTAAGTATAATTTTTTAAAATTAGGAGTAGATAATTTTAGACTTGCATTACTAAGTAAATCTATAAAGAATATTGGTATAGATTCAAGTGATAAAGAACAGGTTAAAATAATTAGGCCAAGTGATATTATGAAAATTGTACCAGTAATAGATAGTTTATTTAATAATCACCAAATAGTGTGGGGAGATAACCCACTTATGAGGTGGTTTACAAATAATACAAAGTTAACTGATAAGACTTTAGGTAACTATGTATATGATAAGATAGAGCCCAAAAGTAGAAAAACAGATGGATTTATGGCTTTTGTTCATGCTATGATTGCAGCACAAGATTTATTGGAGGATGAAGATGATAATACTCTATACTTCGCGGATCCAATTGTATTTTAAGGAGGCGAATAAAGAGGTGAGAAAATTATGAGTTTGAAAACTTGGTTCTTGGACTTCTTAGGAAATATAAGAACAGAAAAAGGTGAAATAGAAGAAACTTTATTTGAAGAAAAACTTCAAGAAATATACTATAAAGAATTAGCTATACAGACTGCAGTAGTGTTAATAGCTAATGCATTAAGTGCATGTGAAATAAAAGTATATGAAAAGGGACAAGAAGTAAAAAATAAATTTTACTACAGATTAAATGTATCACCTAATAAAAATGAAAATGCAAGCCAATTATGGCATAAAGCTATTGAAAAAATGATTTACGAGAAAGAAGCTTTAATCGTTGAAATTGGAGAAGAATTATTTGTCGTAGACAGTAAAAGTGAAGAAGAAAAACCTTTAGAAGGTAATATATATACAGGAATATGTATAGGTAATGAGTATATAAATAGAAGATTTCAAGCAGATGAGGTAATAAGGCTAAAATTAAATGACGTAAATATTAAAAAATTAATAGATAGTTTATATGAACAATATGGAGAACTATTAGCATTAGCTGCAAATAATTTTAAAAAGAACAACCAACGAAAATATAAATTGAAGCTTGAAAATATAAAAGCAGGAGATAAAAAATTTCAAGAAGAATTTGATACAGTTGTTAAATCACAATTAAAAAAATTTATGGATAATGATAATGTAGTTTACCCACAATTTAAGGGATATGATTTAGAGGATGTATCTAGTACAACAAAAACAGATAGTAGCGATTTTAGAGCGCTTCGTAAAGAAATTTTTGAGATAGTAGCTCAAGCTTTTCAAATACCTTTATCACTTATGATGGGGAATGTAACAAATATAGATGAAATAGCAAAAGTATTCCTTACTTTTTCAATAGATCCTTTGGCTGATATGATAACAAAGGAAACGACTAGAAAGTATTCTGTTACTTATGAAGAATGGGCAAAAGGAAATTATACAAAAGTAGATACAAGTACAATAAAACATTTAGAAATACTTGATGTCGCTGAAAAAGCAGATAAACTGATAGCATCAGGAACATGTTGTATTGATGAAGTTAGAGAAGTAGTTGGATTTGATAAATTAGATACAGAATTTAGTAAGCAACATTTCATAACTAAGAATTATGATACTGTTGAAAATAGATTAATAGGAGATAGTCAAACTACTTTAAATGGAGGAGGTGAACAAAATGAAGAATAAAAAATATTTTCAGTTAACACAAAATGGAGATGAAGTGGATATACAAATTTATGGAAATATAACATCATGGGAATGGTTAGAGTCAGATATATCAAGTTACACATTAAGTAAACAAATAGAAAACTTAGATTGCAATAAAATAAATCTATATATAAATTCTTATGGTGGTGAAGTAGCAGAAGGATTAGCTATATACAATCAATTAAAACGTCATAAAGCGAATGTAAAAACTGTATGCGATGGATTTGCATGTAGTGCTGCAAGTGTAATATTCATGGCTGGTGACGAAAGAGTAATGTCTACAGCATCTTTATTAATGATTCATAATGCATGGCAGTATTGTGAAGGGAATGCTAAACAATTAAGAAAACAGGCTGATGATTTAGACAAAATTACACAAGCATCAGTAAATGTTTACATGCAAGAAGTAAATATTACTGAACAGAAATTAAAAAATATGCTTGATGCAGAAACTTGGATAACACCACAAGATGCATTAGAGATGGGATTTGCAACATCAATAGTAAATGAAAAGGATACAGAGATTATAAGTCAATCAGTCAAAAAATCATTAATGGAATTGATTTTTAATGCAAAAAATGAGAATCAAGAAGACGATGATCAAGAAAAAGATAAAAATAAAGATGATGAACAAGACAATAAAGATGATGTTGATGAAAATAATGAACAAGACAATAAAGATGATGAAAATGACAAAAAGGATGAAGAATCCAACAAAGATAAAAAAGAAGATGAGCCAAAGGAATTCAATATGAATTCTTTTTTTAATGCAATAAAAAATATAAATGTAAAATAGGAGGTAGACAAATGTCTTTTTTTGGAAATAAAAAATTAAAACAACAAGAAGTAGCAAATGCATTACAAAGTGCTATGGCAGGAGGAAATGAAGAAGAAATAAAACAAGCCTGGATAGAATTCCAAGAAGCTATAAAAGAGGATATAAAATCAGATTTTATAGAATATCAAGCTACACAAGACAAATCAATTTTAGCATCTAGAGGTTATAGACAGTTAACTGCTGCAGAAGAAAAATGGTATAAAGGATTTATAGAAGCATCTAAGTCTAGTAAACCGAAAGAAGCTCTTACAGACTTTTTAAGTGCACCAGATGGAATTATGCCTGAAACAATAATAGAAGATGTATTTAGAGATTTAGTTATAGAACATCCTTTACTTGAAAAGATAAACTTCCAATTTGCTAAGTATATGACAAAATGGATATTAAATGATCACTCAATAGATACTGCAGTTTGGGGTGCTCTTAACTCAACAATAACAAAAGAAATAGAATCAGCATTTAGAGTGATAGACATTACTCAAAATAAATTAAGTGCATTTGCAGCAATACCATTAGATATGTTAGATTTAGGGCCAACATTTATAGATTCATATATAAGAACGGTTTTAAAAGATGCATTACTATGTGGATTAGAAAAAGCTATAGTAGCAGGTACAGGGAAAAATCAACCTATAGGATTATGCAAAAATGTATCTCATGGAGTGACCGTAACAGGTGGAGTTTATCCAGATAAAACAAAGGTCACATTAACATCATTTATGCCTAAAGAATATGGAGCAGTATTAGCACAATTAGCTAAGACAGAAAAATGGACTGATGATGAGAGTAAGGATCATGGAGGTAAGCCAAGAAAGTTTAGTTCAGTATTATTTATTTGTAACCAAACTGATTATCTTACAAAAGTTATGCCTGCATCTACAGTATTGAATGTTAATGGTACATTTACTCAAAATGTATTTCCATTCCCTACAGAAGTTGTAATATCAAATGAACTAAACGACGGAACTGCTATTGTTTGTTTACCAGAAGAATACTTGATGGTAATTGGTGCTGATAAAAATGGTGTAATAACTTATTCAGACGAATATAAATTCTTAGAGGACCTACGTTATTACAAAATAAAAACTTATGGTGCTGGTAAAGCATTTGATAATACAGTAGCATTATTCTTAGATATTTCAAAATTAGAAGAAGCTTATGTATATACTAAAGTAAAAGGTAGTGTAGAAAGTACAGTAAAAGGTACTGTTACTACAAAAGCAGAATCTTAAGATAAAAAATAAGGGCTAGAATTTCTAGTCCTTATTTTATTGGAGGTAAAAATATGAATTTACTTCAAGATTTGAAGCTAAAATTAAATATAACTTGGGTTGAAGAAGAAACAGAAAATCGTTTGAATGCTATTTTAGAAGATGCAAAATCAGCATTAAATTTTAAATTAGGTGCAGAAGTAGATTATTCTAATGGAATGGAAAGAAGTTTATTGCTTAATTATTGTATGTATGAATGGAATAATTGCATTAATGAATTTGACGATAATTATTTCAACAATATTATGCAATTAAGACAAAAATATGAGGTAGAACAAAATGAGGACATCTAATTTTAATGATGGATATATAAGAGTTTATAAAGAAAAAAATAAAGAAAGTGACTTTGGAGCTAGAAAAAATATAAAATCTATTGATGATTTAGAGTTTATAGTCAAATTAGCATATAAAGAATGCAATAAAAGGCAACAGGACCTTGATTTTGCAGAAGCTAGAAATAGGTCTTTAAGTTTAAAAATAAAAACAAGATTTTATAGAGATATATCTAACTATGATAAAGTTATTATAAAAAATGTTCTTTACGATATTGTGTACTTTGATATAGATAGAGAAAAGCAAGAAATTTACTTCTATTTGGAAGAGGTGAGAAAGATTGCTTAATGATATAAAACAAGCATTAGAAAAATTAGGATATAAAGCTTATTATGGACGTTCACTGGCAAAACCAAATGATGATTGGAATTATTTTGTCTTTAACAAAAGTAGGACATCTAGATCAGGAACAAATAGAATGGACTATAACAAATATTATCAGGTACATTTTATTTGTGAAGATTATATAGAAGAAGATTTTGAATTTAAAATAATAAAACAAGTAACAAAAGATACAAAATTAAAATTAGCTGATACAGAAATTGTATTTAATTATACAACAAAAAATAATACTGATAGAGTAGTTGAAATTTGCACAATAGAATTTACAAAAGCTAAAAAAGGTTGTGAATTATAATGGCAGGGATAAATTTTTCATTAGAGTATGAAGACGTACAGAAAATACAACAAGCTATAGGAAATTATGAAGATAAAGCTGAGGACGTAATAAATAAATACATACATGGAGAAGGAAAAGACAAGTTAATAAACTCTATACATAATTGTATACCTGTATCTGATAGGAATAAAAAGCATGCAAGAGATGCAGATTCATTAACAAATAAAAATTTCAACTTAGGAATAAGAATTACAACAAAACAAAAATATAATTACTTAGTATTCCCGATGACAGCCAGTGGGACAAGCCAAGGGAAAAGTGAAAAGCCATTCATGGAAGAAGGAGTTAAAAAAGTAAAAGATAATGTCGTAAATGACATTCTAGATAAGTTAGGAGGTTTGAATATATAATGGCTAGTTATGCTAAAGTGTACTCAGATTATGAAATAAAAGAAAGTGCTATTAAATTTAATGGCGAAAATGAAATAGCAACAACAAAAGTTGGTTGCGTAGGATCTTTAACTGAAGAGATGGATGTAAGAACAGTAACAAAAAAATGTGAAGGTGTAGTAATAAAATCTAGAACTAGAGGAACTGGAACAGGAACATTAACTGTAAGTATGCATATGCTATGGAGTTTGTATGTGAAAGTATATGGAATGATATTCACAGATAAACTTGCAGAAGGTGTATATGGATATGGTAAAGATAGTATCCATCCAGAATTTACATGGGTTGCTAAAGTGTTAGATGAAGATGGAATAGAAAAGTATTTAGCATATCCAAATTGTGTTATAAATTCAGGAACAAGTAAAAAAATAGAAAATGGTTCTGATGAAGTAGCAGAAATTGAAATGACGATTGCAGTATCTCCAGATGATCAAGGCTTTGGAAAATATGAATGTATGGCAAGTGAATTGGCTTCTGGTTCTGAAATTGCGACTAAATGGTTAACTTCATTTGATTTTGAATTAATAAAAAAAGCATAGAGGTATAAAAAATGAAATGTACATTTAAAGAATTAACATTAGAAAATGGAGAAGTTATAAAATTAACTCTAAATTTTGCTAGATTATTGCAGCTAAAGAATAAAAGAAAAAAAGAATATGAAGAATACAATAATATATATGTAAAAGAAGATAAAGATGCGACCTTTAGTTCAATCACGATTTTATATACAGCATATTTATGCGCTAATATAGAACAAGATGATAATACTTTAATGACTAAAGAAGAATTTATGGAAAATATACCACAAAGTTTTGTACTTATAAATAACTTAGCTAATGAATTAGCTAATCCAAAGCAAAAAAAAATTTCAGGAGCGCCTTTACCCAAGCAACAAAGAAGATAACAGGGGCTACAAAAATAAGAATACCCAAATTTAAATTAGAGGACATAGAGGATTATTATACCTACTATGTCCTTATTTTAGGTATAAGTGAGGATTTATTTTGGAATATAGATATATCTTCTTTAGAAGGCATAGTTGCTAATAAAGTAGCATATGACAACTACATTAATTATGTAAAACAAAGGGAAATAGAAAGGAGGGGAAGATAAATGGCAAATAAAACACAGGCACAAATAGAATTTAAAGCTGTAACTTCAGAATTTAGGTCCGGTATAAGAGACATAAGTAAAGATATGACTACCTTTTCAAATGAATTGAAATTAAATGCTACTCAATTAAAAGGAAATTCAGATGATATAAATCTATTAGAGCAAAGACAAAATATATTACAACAACAATATGCAGCATCAAGCCAAAAGGTAGAATTATTAAATCAATCATTAGAACAGGCGAAAAATATACTTGGAGAAAACTCCAATGAATACAGAAATCTTAATAATGAGTTACTTAGAGCACAAACTCAACAACAAGCTATACAAAATGAAATAAATCAAACATCACAAAGACTTAATGATTTAAGAAGTGCAAGTCAAGAAGCTGGACAAGAAATAGGACAGTTAGGAAATGATACAAATTCATTATCTAGATTAACTACAGAAATAGATCAGCAACAACAAGAGTTAAATAGACTAAAAGAAGAATATAAAAATTTAGTATTAGAGCAAGGACAAAGTTCAAATGAAGCTCAGCAATTAGCAAGTAGAATAGGACAGTTATCTAATGATTTAAGGGAAAACCAAAATAGATTGCATGAAGTTAGTAGTGCTGCTGATGAATTAGATAACAGTTTAAATGATGCTGCAGATGGAGCACAAGAAGCTGGAAATGCACTAGAAGATGCATTAGCTATAGAAGGTGTAGACGAGTTAACAGATGCATTTAGTGGAATAGCAGACAGTGTAAAAGAATTTGGATTAGAAGGACAAAGTTCGCTTAATCAATTGCAAGCACAATTAGGGCTTACAAACGATGAAATGGGCGAATTTGAAGGAATAATAAATGAAATTTATGCAGATAATTTTGGAGAATCACTATCAGATATAGGCGAGAATATGGCATTGGTACATCAAAACACAGGTTTAGCAGGAGAGGCGCTAAAACAATGTACAGAAGATGCATATCTTTTAAGTGATGTTTATGAAATTGACATAGCTGATAGTACAAAAGCAGCAGATGCATTAATGCAGAAGTTTGGACTTACAGCAGATGAAGCATATAATCTTATAGCACAGGGAGCAGAAAGCGGACTTAATAAAAATGATGATTTAATTGATGTAATTACGGAATATTCTCCTTCTTTTGCTAATGCAGGATATTCAGCTGAGGACATGTTTAATGCTCTTGCAAATGGGGCAGAGACAGGGGCATTTAGTGTAGACAGTTTAGGTGATGCATTTAAAGAAATGAATATAAGAATTATGGACGGTTCAGCCGATGATTATTTAAAAAAGTTAGGGTTTAATGCTGATGAGTTTCGTGAAAAATATGCAAAAGGTGGAGATAGTGCTAAACAAGTCACACAGGAAATGATAGAGCGTTTAAGCAAAATGAAGGATAAGCAAGAACAATATAATGTAGGTGTTGGTATATTCGGAACAATGTACGAAGATAATGCTGCAGAAGCTATATTTGCGTTAGGAGATCTTAATGGAGAGATAGATAATTCTAGAGACAAATTAGGTGAAATGAACAAAGTCAAATATAATGACTTAGGAAGTGCACTTGAAGGAACGAAAAGAATATTACTTACAAACTTACAACCTGCGATAAGTGCAGTAACAAGTGGAATAACAACATTATTACAAAGTTTTGCTAATATGCCTAAACCTGTGCAACTGGTAATAACTGCTGTAGTAGCATTAGGAACGGCTTTTGTAGGAATAACAACAGTTATAGGAATGGTTTCATCTGTAGCTGGAATATTTACATCGGGGTGGAGTGTTCTCACCGGGGTATTTGCAGCAGTTAAGACGGGAGTAATTGCAGCAACAGGTGCTATTGGAGCAATAAGTGCACCAGTTTTAATAGCAATAGGAGTTATAACAGCATTAGTTGCTATTGGTGTACTACTGTATCAAAATTGGGACACAGTAAAAGCAAAAGCAACAGAGGTTTGGAATGCAGTAAAAGACACTATATCTAATGTGTGGGAAGGAATTAAGAATGTATTTAGTACAGTATTAAGTGCTATACAAACAGCTATACAAATGTATTTTGATATGTATAAGACAATAATAGTTACTATTATAACTGCAATAAAGACAGTAGTAACAACAGGTTGGAACGGAATAAAAGCAGTATTTACTACAGTTTTAAATGCAATTAAGTCAGTAGTATCAAATGCATTTAATGGTATTAAATCTACTATTACAACGATATTAAATGCAGCTAGATCAGTTGTATCTAATGTTTGGAATGGAATAAAAAGTGTTGTAAGTAATGTATGTAGCGGTATATCAAGCACTGTATCAAATAAATTTAATTCAATTAAAAGTACTATATCTAATATAATGAATAGCGCTAAAAGTATAATGAGTAATATTTGGAATGGAATAAAGTCTACTGTAAGTAACGTTTGTGGAGGTATTACAAGTATAGTTTCTAATAAATTTAATGCAGTGAAAAAGACAATATCTAATGTAATGAATAGTGCTAAAAATGTAGTATCAAATGGCATTAGTAAAATAAAAGGATTTTTCTCAAATTGTCACTTAAGTTTCCCTAAAATAAAGCTACCTCATTTTTCAATTAGTGGAAAACTTAGTGTAAATCCTCCAAGTGTACCGAAAATATCGGTAAACTGGTACAAACAAGGTGGTATTATGACACAACCAACTATATTTGGAGCTAGAAATAATACTCTTTTAGCTGGTGGAGAAGCTGGACCTAAAAATTTGGGTCACTATAAGGAAACTTATAGAAAAAATAAGTCAGTGAATTCGGTGAAGGCTAAGTTAAATAGCAATGTTTTATTAGTAGCATAATCGCCTCGTAACGTGGTATAATAATACTAAGAGGTGGTTAAGGTGAGATATAAATTTGAAGATGTTTATAATTTTGTGAAAGAAAATAGCAAATGTGAGTTACTGGAAAAGGAATATAAAAACTACAATACTTATATGAATTTCAAATGTGAATGTGGTAATATTTTTAAAACTACATTTAAACAATTTAAAGATATGAATAAAAGGCAATGCAATGTGTGTGGCAGAAAAAATGCTAATAAAAATAGAACTTACAATATAAATTATGTAAAACAATACTGTAATGATGTAGGTCTAAAATTATTAATCGATGCTTATACTAATTGCAAAGAAAAACTTTTAGTAGAATGCGAATGTGGAGAAATATTTGAAAGTAGTTTTGATAGTATAAAAAACAGCAATAAAATAAAATGTGATAAATGTACTGGAAGAGGTTATTTTGAAAAAGATAAACCTGCAAATAATTTAAAAACAACAAATGACTTTATTAATCAACTAAATAAAGTCACTGATGAATTTATATTATTAGATGAATACATAGATGCGAAAACACCACTAAGATTTAAACATATAAAGTGTGGCAGAATATGTTATAAAACTCCAGACAATATATTGAATAAATTTAGAGGTTGCCCTTATTGTATAGAGTCGAAAGGAGAAAGAAAAATAAGAAACTTTCTTGAAAAAAATAATATACACTTTGAACCACAAAAAAAATTTAAAGATTGTAAAGATAAAAGAGAATTACCTTTTGATTTTTACATACCAAGTTTTAATTTATGTATAGAATACGATGGAGAACAACATTTTAAAGAAATTTTAGTGTTTAAAAATAATTTAGAAAATATCAAACTTCATGATAATATTAAAACTAAGTTTTGCTTAAAACACAAAATAAATTTACTAAGAATAAGTTATAAACAATTCAATAATATAGAACATATACTATCTGATATGTTAATACCGAGCGAAGCCGTTAAGGAAACTTACGGAACGTGTAGAGACTAGATGGAGTAAGCTAAGTAAAAAAGATACTTAAAATAGTATCTTTTTTATATGCAGAAATATCCACGAGTGCTGACAACCCTAACGTAAAGCCGAGGGTTAAGATATAGTCCGATACTCTTAGAAAACTAAGAGGAGCTAAGGATAAAGAGCCTTAGACATAACGAAATGGAAGCAATTTTACCACTAGATAACTTTTATAATTATTTAGATTCAAAATTAGATAAATTTATTAGTGAAGATAATACAGCAAGTGAAGTTAGAAGGTTATCAAATATAGTTTCAAACTTAGAACTTAAATTAGATATAGATGGTAGAGAATTTACTAGAACTGCAGTAGCACCAAATCAAGATGAATTAGATGATTATAATACAACTAGAAATATGAAATTAAAATACTAAATAAGAAGGAGGGGTAAAATGGAAAAAAAATTAATATTTAATAATATTTGTTCAGAAGAATTAGAAATAATAGTTGTTGAAGGCCCTCCAGAAGTGTTGTCAGAAGAAGAATATGAAGAAATAAGTATAGAAGGTAGAAATGGGACAGTTACTATAAATAAAGGTACATTTCCAAATATAGAAAAGAGTTTTATTTTAACTACTATAAATTTAGATCAAGACATAAATCCTGTCTCTTATACACATCTGACGCTGC